ATACACCTGAGTCCATAGTTTGAACTTCATCTAGTGTAGACGCATGAGTTACAACGTAACCTGTTGCTTGCATAACAGGTGACATTGCTTTTTTAGCAGGGACGGTACAAAAAACATCTTTAGTTCCGCCTTGAAAATTTACTTTGTTATCTGAATTAGTAGATGATAAAACTGTATCTCTAGAAAGAGTATCTGGTGTTGCATCAGTTACTGTACCAATTCCAATTTCAAATTCTGTTAAAGCTATATTAGTAATACAATAATAAGTTTCTATTCCATTACCAATACCTGCTACAAAAGTTTCGAAGCCTTGTGAAGCACCTAATAATTGAATTGTTCCTGTTCCGACAGAAGTACTTGTTTCTTTTACTCTATCATTAATGACGAGTGCAGCCATAAGTAGTACTCCTTTAAGCTATTCTAATTAAACCAGCACTAGCATTAGCAGTTGGAAACTGTAATTCAAAAGTTCCGTTCGTTGAAGTTTTAACTCCTCCAAAATCTAAAACTGCAATTGCAGAATTAGCATTATTTGCATTATATAAAAGTGCTGCTTGAGCTGAAATTGTTGCATTAGGAAATGTAACATTGTCTGCATCAAAAATTGCTGTAGTTCCATCTACTGAAATAGCTACATTAGTTAATGCGTTTCCGCCTGTAGTGTAATTAGTATTTGAATCTGAAACTTCATTTGCAGTTATATAAATTGATGTAGTTGCATTTAAAGTTGCTGCATTAGTGTATAGTGCACATTTAAGAGTTTGAGCTTCAAGGTTTCCACCAGGCGACATCAAGTCTTGTTTAAATACTGTGCAAATCGCTTGTGTTATTGCCATATTATTGTCCTCCAGTTAATGTGTTTGTACCAACAGGGCTACCCGGAAACTTATAGTCAGTTCTTCTTCTTCTACGAGCTTCATTATTAACAGTGGCAACTCTTGTATTATACAAATTTAAGTATATAGTATAATCTTCCATGTTCTTTGTAAAGAGATTTGCTTCTGCTAAACACCCATATAATAAAACATCTGGAATAGTTTCAGTGTACCAATTAGTAGTGTTAGTATTAGATAAAGGATTAATTTTTCCTTGATATCCTAATTTAAGAGTATAAGCTTGATCTGGAGTAGGTGCTAAATATACACGATCATCATCGAAATTAGCAAAATATTTAGGTTGACCTTGAAGAGCTATATTTGGCCAATATTCTTGGCAATAAGCTAAAGTTTTCATTTCTAAATATGTAACTTGTGAGCCTACAGTTATAGTTAAATAATTAAATAACATAGGTTCGATAGCAGTTGGAAGATTTACAAATCTATCGCCAGCTATTGCTGTAGTAGTTACATTTTCATTAAAGCCTACAGGATCAATATCTCTAGATAATGAAGCAAATGTATTATCTATAAAAGTATCTAGTTGATTATTAAAATCAGTTCCAGTATTTTCTGCCCAAGTTTGTATATCAGTCTTTAGACTGCTGTAAGTCATTGCCATTTTTATTCTCCACTTTTACGTCATCGTCAATCTTAAATTTAGTCCATACGTGTCCTGCAAATGGATAAGTTCCATAATGAGTTAAAGGACTACGAAGATCAACATGTATTTTACCGCCTATCTTTTGCCATAATCTACAAAAAGCATAATCCTCTGATAAATATCTATTACTTTTTTCATCAATAATACAGTCAAAAAATGCGTAACCGTTGTTACTTCCATACTTTTTACCATTAATAATTTGATCGCTAGTATATTTAAGGTTAGGATAAGCTTTAATCATTTTTCTAAATACTTCTTTTTTAATACACATAAATCCAGTTGCTGCATCCATTACTTCTGTAAAACCATTATTAACTTCTATATTATTAGGATCTGAAAAATTAAGATTATAACCTAAAGCTCTTTGTTCTAAATGTTTATCACTTTTTTTCATTAATTCTGGAATTCTTTCCCAATCAATAGATTTTCTAGGATATACACCACAAGCTACATCATAATCAGATAGTACCATACGACTTACTGCATCTCCATTAAATCCTATATCAGAATCAATAAACATTAAATGAGTAAATAAATCAGGATTAGAATCATCTGAATCTAAAAACTGACTTACTAAAGTATTTCTAGCTCTAGTAACTAAACTTTCATTTCCCATTGTATTTAGATGTACTCTATAATTATTCTTTGCTGCAGATTGAGTTACACTCATAACTCCATGTAAGTATCCTTCAGAAAGTTGACCGCCATAACAAGGTGTTGCGATCATAACACTCAGTGTTTTATTTTTTATCATGTAATAACAACTGTAACATTTCCTAATGTAGTTGTTAACAAATTTGTATTATTTAAATACCATGTTGTAGGAAGAGTTGCAACTCCTACATAAACAGATTGACCAGATGTATTTTGAAAACTTGGTAAAGCAGTAACTTGATTAGGAACACCGCCAGTAGAAGATCCTACTGCACCTCCACCTGTTCTTGCTGCTTGAGTTGCAGATATACTAGCTGATGGTCTTGCATTTTGTAAAGTTTGAGCATCAGTAAAATAAGTTAAATCTAATTGTGGCTGTTTTGGTTCCCATTCGGAAGTATGTACAAACATTCCAGTCCATTCAAATACCATTTCTTGATAAGGAAATTTTAAACCCGATCTATCTGAAATTGCATAAGCATATTTTCCTCCAGAAAATTTTGCAGAAGGTGCTCTATGAGGTCTAGTACTTGCTGGTACTCTAGCCATTATGAATAAAAACTCGTCCCTGTTGCTGGTAAAATTCTAGTTGAAGGAGTATCATCGCCAGCAACTAATCGTTGATATGCTTCTTCATAATCTATTTTTAAAGTCTGTTGTGTAGCTGGTGTTACACCAGTTCTTTTTTTAGAAAGATAATAAGCAAGTCCTGCGCACATACACTCGAAAGCTCTAAATGGTACATCTATATTTTGTTCTACACCACTTACAGTAGAGGCTGTAATATCTTCTATTTTTCGCATTCTATAATAAGTAATAGTATAATTAGTATCAGGAGCTGGATAAATTTTTAAAACAGGTGTACTTAATCTTTGTAAATAATATTGTGTAGGTCTAGCTTGTGTAGTTTTATTTGAAATTGCTGCATAATCATTTAATCCTAATGCAGTCATTGCATATTCAGTTCCATCACTAATTTTAATATTTGCATTAATTATATCTACTGTATCACTAGGTAAAGTGTATTCGATAGTTCCAGTTGTAATAGCTAAAGTTTTATATTCTACTGTCCATTGATTGTAACCACGATTAGCCCAATCGCTAAACATAATATTCATACTACGTCTAGCTGATCTTACATCGTAACCTAAAATAGGATCACCACCTATTCTATCGTAAGCCTCTTGTATTACATCATTTACAGTTAAAGTAAATGTGGAAGTTCCTGATAAAGCCATAGTCCTCCATTATGCAAAAAATGCTGTAATTCCACCAACATCAGTTAAAGTTGCTTGTAAAGATGTACCAAATCTTACACCGTCACTTGGTAAATTAATAGTAACTGGTCCCGATGATACACTTGCAGCTGTAGGCACTGTAAATTTATTTACACCACCATCTTTAAAAACTACTGTGCCTGCACTAGCTGTTGGTGTAATTATAAAAGCTTTTAATCTAGTAGGTCCACCAAATAATGTTTGTGTACCTCCAGTAGTAGAAGTAAAAGCTACATTAAGATCCGATCCTGCCATTTTTTTCTCCTATATTAAATTTAATTTTCGTAAGTTTTCATATAATAACCCAACTCTATCTGAATTAACAGAAGGTTTTAGGTATTCAGTTATTAACTCTTTTGCTTGAATTGATCCCATGTCTACAGGTTTTACATTAATATTGTCAGAAGCTTTAACATCTAAATTATTTTTAGGTACTTGAAGTTGTTCTCCTCCACTACCACTAAAAGTATCAATAACTTTTTCAATGTTTTTTAATTTTTTTTCTAGTGTATCTTCGCCTTTTTTTTCTTCATCTTTTTTAGTCGTACTTACTTCTAAATCTATTTTTTCATCACTATCTTTATTTGCTTCTTCATTTTTTTTCTTTTCTCTAATATCTATCGCTTTTGTAACTGAATCTTCAGTAGATCGATCATCTTCAATAGTAGTATTAGACATATCTACTATTTCAGTTTCTTTATCTTTACCAAAGTTTTTAAAAGCTTCGCCTATTTCAGATAATTTTTCAAACATAATTTTTTGAGGGCCCGAAGGCCCCCTAGTTTATTATTATAAATCTGCTGCGTCTTGAACACCATTGTTTTGTAAATACAAAACAGTAACTGTTGCTGCGCCAGTTGTACCGTCACCATTAGCACCAGTAAAGTCAGCTAAAATTTGTAAGTCAGTTGTACCTACATTAGTTGCTTCTGTATCTAAAGTACCGTGAGTAGTTGCTAGAGCTTTAACATTAGCTCCATTTATAAATGCATCTGCATCAGCTATTGTTCCTACTGAAATAGTAGCTGTACCACCGTCATTATTTACAGTTGTTACATTAAGTATAACATCAACTATTTGTGAGTTTGCTGGAACTACCGCACATACTTGATTAAGATGTGAAGCTCCAATGATATCAACTTTTACTGATTGGCTCATAGTAACGAAACCAGTATTTTTAATACTTTCGCCTAATTTTGTGCCAGTTGTTTGACTAACCGTTCCCGCTTTTATCGGTCCGGAAAATGTTGTTGTTCCCATATGTCTATCTCCTTTTAATAGTCTGCTTTCGCAGTCGTTTGGGTTATTAAAAATACTAGGCGTATTGCTACGCCTAGTATTAATTAGTTATTATGCTACGCCTTCAGATCCGTATACACCTCTCCAGTCTGTAAAACCGAAGCTGTATCTTTCTCTGCATTTGTATCTTAAATTACCAGATTCAAAATCGCCTTCAACAGCTTTTTTGATTGGTGATCTAACGAAGTGCTTCATTCCATCTGGACAATCAGTTAATATGAAGTATTGATCTGGATTAGTAAATCTTTGATTGACTACTACTCCTTCAGGGATCATACCCATATTTCTCATTGCATTGATATCATTATCAGCAGTACCAGGTCTTAAATTAGACTTGATAATTCTTTCTGCGATAAAAATCAATCCAGGAGGAACTGCAAGTTTTCTTCCAGATAATGCAATTGGTATACTTCTGTCATCTACAGCTTGCGAGATTTGAACTAAAAGTGTCTCTAAAGACGTTTCAGATAAATCTGCAGGTGTTGCTAGAATGTTAGAAGCAGTACCGCCACCACCTAGTGGGTGTGAGCCATTCATTAAAGCTTGGCCATCACCACCTACCGATGTAGTAGTTGCATTATTAAAGATGTTTGCACCTTTGATCTCTTTAGTATGTTGCATTGATCTTGCAAGTGCTCTTGCGTATTTAGCGCCTAGAGAACCATACAAGCCATCTTCTTCAGCTTCTTCTGTAATAGCAAAAGCTAAAGCGACAGTTTCATGTACATATCTTGAGACAAAGCCTTCTCTGCCAGAATCATAACTGATCATGGCACCTTCAGCTTTAGTTGGTGCAGCACCGAATCCGATCATTTGTACATCTTCTTCGAATGCTTTCATTGATTGCTCTGTAGAATATAATGATCTCCATTGTTCAGGATATCTATCATATTCCATACCAAACACGGTGTTTAAACCTAGATTGAGCTGTTTGGTAAAAAGTGCTCTGTTTAAAGCCATTTTTTAACTCCTATTGTTAAGGTTATACACCAGCGTTCTGAGTACCATATAGAGATAGATTGATTACTACTTCTACATCAGCGTCAGCGCCTACTGCATTATTTGGCATATCAATTAATCTTAAAATTCTCAACGTTTTAGCAGTAGTTGCTAAAGTTGCGAAATCTAATTCATCAGTTGAATGTCCATAAGTTGAATTAAACGTGCCAAGTGTTACATTTGCTAAAGCTCCTACTGCTGTAGAAACAAAAGTTCCGTTGACTTGAACCGCATAAGTGATATTTGGATCATCGTACACGTAAGCTTTAATAGGCTCATTAGCCTTAGCTGTTGTACCTGTGTTCCAAACTTTAGAGAATTTAACATCACCAGTATTATTATCAATGTATTCAACACCATAAAAAACACCGAGAGCTGTTCCGCCCGCTGTGCCTCTTACAACTGTTCCATTGGCTGCCAAAGTAACGAGGTCTCCACTTGCAAGATTAGCTGCATAGCTATTTGCAATTGCATACTCATTGGCTCTAATAACACCGCCTGTTAAATGTCTTAATGGTACGAAACCATTTGGTGCATTTACATTTGCCATTTTTATTTACCTTTGTTAGTTGTTAACTGCCTTCCGAACTAACTGTAGTTTTAAAAGTCCTTTGGATAGGTTGGCCTGGTGATTCGACTTTGTTCATGTCGTTTTCGACTGATCTCATCAAGTTCTCTGTCATTTGCGCATAGTAGTCATTTCTTTGATCTAACATTTCTTGCGGCATTTCACAAAGTACCATTCCTTCTATTCCAATATGCCCAGCAAATTTGCCATGTTCTATCGTTGGAAAATGTTGGCCATCTTTGATAGTTTTAACATCTCTAGGTGCCCAACCTTCTCTCAACCGTTTAGCTACATTCGTAGGTGTCTCCTGTCCCAATACCATTGTTGCTACCCAACGTTGAGCATAACCAGGTCTTGGTTCAGGCGCTTCTAATAAGTTACTCGGTCGCCATTTTGAAGCTAGTTTAGATTTCTCTACTCTAGTTTCGTTATTTATTTTATTATCTTTATTCATAATGTCAGGCTCCTTTCTATTGTCCTGTATCGCTAAAGCTTTTTACTTCTTTAGCAAATCGTTTTAGTGCCGCTTCATCTGTAATATCTATTCCAAAGTTTTTAGCAGTGGCAAGGTCATCACTAGTGAGCTTAACTCTATTGCTTGATGTTCCTTTTTTACGAGAAACTCCAGCAACAGGAGATTGCACTCTATTGTTTTTTTGTACTACATTTTGTTCCGATTTGGAAGTGTTTTCTTCTGATTTATTAAAATAAGAAAGACCACTTAATTTTAATCTTTTAGTCATCTCATCATAATATCCCGGGTCATGCACGTCCCAACCTTCTTCTGTTAATTCAGCATCAATTCCATAAGCTACAGCAGTTTCTTTTCTATAACCTGGTTTATTAAACCATGTTGAATTTTCTTTAACCCATTCTGTGGCTAAAGGCGGAGCTTTTTTTGCAGTTTTTTCTGTAGTTTTAGGTACTTGTGCAGCATAATCTTCGGTTTTAGTCATTTGACTACGAATTTCTGCCATATTTTCGTACAGTTTAACTTGTTTGTCTGTATTACCTTCTTCTATTGCTGATTTTAATTCATTAGAAACATTTGAAAGTTGATTACTTAAAGATTTATTAGCAATATCATATGTTTTTTTTTCCATTTTAGACATTCTTTCTTCCATTTCTACTAATTTTTGTTCAGCTTCTGCTCTTTTAGCTACTTCTTTTTGAATTCTCTTACGAACTTTAACAGAATAAGGCATATCTTCTGAATATTCAGGAACTTTTTTTTCTTCTAATTTAATTTCTCGTTCATTTTCGTAAGTTTTATCTATTTCTTTTTCTTTAGAAGGTTCTTCTTGAACTAAATCATCTAAAGGATTAGGAGTTACGCTTACTTCCTTTTCCTTTTCTGCTTCTTCAAGCACAACTTCTAATTCTTCATTCTTGTTTTCTTTTTCTTCGATCATAGTTTCTCCTATGTTGGCATTAACTTTTGTTAATGTATATTATAGTTGTTGAGTTACAATATCTGGACTTTCCAGAGTTGCAATAATCTCATCATCATTTAATAACACCATTTTTACATTTTGTACAGAAACTCTTGCTCCTGCATATCTACCAAAAATAACCCAATCTCCTACTTTACACCAAGGTTTTTTTCTATCACTATAACATTCATCACCCATAGCTATTATTTGACCTACACTATTTAAATATGTTTGATTATCTTTGTTAGAATCCGTTAATATTATTCCACCTTTAGTTTTTTCTACTACACCTTGAGGTCTTAATAAAATTCTATAACCTACAGGTTGTGGAACTTTATCAGGTGTTGGTACATCATTATCTGTAGCCCAAGCTTCATTACTATTCATCGTCTATATCTCCTTGTTTATATTTTTCAATTGTTTCATTTATTATTTCAAAAGCTTTATCTAAACCTTGACCATATCCATAGATACGTTTGAATTCAGATATATTTTCTACACCTTTATTTAATAAATTTTGTGATAAATCTTGTTTATGGTCTTTAATCTTTTTCTTTATCGCTTGTATCAGGCGTTCCATTTACATCTTTCTTTAATTTAATATATAATTGATCAAAAGTATGACCTAAATCATCTGAAGCTTGAGCAAATAATCTTGGTTTAACTTTTTTAATAGATACGTTTTTATTTTCTAAAAACTTTTTAGCTTGTCTAATTTCTTCACCACTAACTGCCATTTATATCTTTCGTTGCTAGTTTATTTTTATTAATACCTTTTTTAATAACATAAGATTGTGTTCCATTAGCACCAGTATTAACTTCTTTTTTTAAATTTTTAGCTAATTGCATTTGTTTAGCTTCTTTATTTATATTAGATATATGATCTAAAACTTTTTTAGTCATTCTTCCAGTTGCCATATACTTAATCTCTTTTCTTTTCTTCTCTTGCAACTTTACTTGCAATTTCTACTATCTTCGCTTTTGATTCAGCATCTTTTCTTGCGTTTTGTTTTTCACTTTCTTTAACACCTTGCATAAATCTAGCTTTTCTTATATTTAGTTCTTCACCTTTTAATGCAAGTTGAGCTTGATCTTTTTGTTGTTCAGCTTGTTGTTTTTGTTCTTCGGGAGAAGGTGGCATACTACCCATTAATTGTTGTGCTGCTTGTGCTGCTGTTGCTGCTATTCTATTTTCTTCTTCTATACTTATTTCTTTTGATGGTTCATCATCAAATTCTCTGTTAAAATCACCTGAAGAAATAGGATTACCCGGTGGTACTTGAGCTTGCATTTGTTGTTGATATAAAAATGCCATGTGTTGACCTATGTGAGCTAACATTGCTGGATAAAGTCTTTCTTTAGCTTCAGGGTTTCCACCAAATCTAGGATCATTAATAAATTGTGAATGTACTTGTATATGAGCTTGATGATCTTGATCTTCAAATACTTGAATTGGTTTACCATTAAGTAAAGCCATATTTTCTGACACTGGATCACGTCTAGGTGTATCTTCATCTTCTATTATTAAGTCCATATAATCAGGTATATTGAGAGCTTGTAAAAATCTTCTTGTTGCTTCTTTGACATCTATAATATCAGGTGAAGCTTGTGCTAATTGCATACCAGTTTGAGCTAAAGCAATTCTTTGAGCTTGTGAAAAAATATTAGGATCAGAAACTGGAACTACACTAATAGAAGCTGTAAAATCTTTTCTTCTAATTTTTTTATTTTCGCCTATAACTTCAAAAGAATATTCATCATCTAAATATTCTCCATTTAATTCATAAATTAATTTAAATTCTCTACCTTGCGCTTGATGAATTCTTTTATGTATTGCTGAATATACTTTAGAGCCTTGTTCTATTAAAGCAATAGTAGTACCAACTGGACCTGACCCTGCAGAATCACCAATCATTGCATCTGCTATTGATGCAAAACGTCTCCCGGACTCAGTTAAAACACCTAATAGTTGTAAGAGAGTAGGCGATGGTTCTTTGAAAGGGAGAGGGATAAAACTCTTTCGTAGATCATCACCATAAGCTTCAACTTCAACCCATTCACCAGGAGAGACAGTAATATCTCCACCTTCTATTCTTGCTCCTTTAGCTCTAAATCCTCCATTGAGGTTGGCAAAGGCAGCTGAATCTAGTAGTGCTCTTAAAGCACCAGTGCTAGCATGTTGAAGTCCGCCGATCATTTGAATAAGGCCGAAGCCATAAAAGCCCAAGCCCGGAAGATATTTATAATGTATAAAATAAGTTCTTTTTCTTCTTAATGAATCTTCTTCTTTCCAATTACGTCTTATAGATAAAACTCTTTGTGAATCTAAATCTATTGTAACAATATAAGGTAAAGCTAATTCGTTTTTATCTTCGCCTAAATCTAAATTAGTATGTACTTCTAATACAGTATGTATTTTATCTGCCATACTAGGTGTCATACCTTCTAATCTTTGTAAAGTTTGGTCAACCATATCTCCATCATTAGAACCTGGAGTTGATTCCGCTTTACTTAATGGAATATCTTTATAATAACCAGATACTTGATGTTTTCTAATATCGTTTCTAGTTAGTTTCATTACTTGAGTATATCTTTCTGCTGTTTCTAAATCTGTATTCTCCATTGATATTACAAATTCTTCTGCTGGTACAAATTTTGAACAAATTCTATCTAAAGTATTATCGAAATAAACTTTTTTAAAAGCACTACCTGCAAGTGCTAAATAAAATAACATCTGATCTAATTCATTAAAGTAATCTGGTATCTCTTGTGTAATTTGAAAGTTCATAAAGTCTTGAACTCTTTGAGATTGATCTAATTTTTTATCAGAAACTTTTCCTATGACTTGTGTCTTGACTGGACCACCAGCAGGAAAAATTTCAGCAATAGCTCTAGCTTGAAACTGTGTTGCTGCTTCTGCAAGTAACGGATGATGAACACCTGAAGCTCCCGGGAAAGGGTCTTGTCTATCTTCAACAACTACACCTAACATTCTTAAACCTTTTGAATATTGGTCTTCCCAATTTTTACGAGAGCTTTTATCATCTTCATAAGCTCGGACTAATTCTTTTCCTATAAGATTGATTTCTTGTTCAGGTAATTCTTCAGCTAAATTAGAATAATGATTACTTTCAAAAGCTTCTTCTTCTTTTTCAGTTTGGTCTTGATCAATATCTACATTTACTTTTTGACCATCTTCATTAGTAAATTGTAGTTTTTTTTT